AATCTATTACCATTATCTTGTGCAAATTCTTTTAATTCAAAATTATACTTATCACAATAATGTACATTCCATTTTAAAGACCATGGAAAAAATACAATCTCTTTCACGCCCTGCCAAGGATGGTCACTTAGACCAGGGTTTTGTCGCCAATAAATTATATCATTTTTTTTAGTGATATTATACAAATGTTCTATCTGTTTGTCAACCACTTTTTTATCACCAAAGTTTAAACTTCCTAGTGCTAGATACACATCAAAATTTTTATGTGGTATATAATCTTCCAATGCAATCTCTTGATCTGCATTACTATTGCATGGGTCTATTCCATATAGATTAGGAAAATGTGGTTTAAATAAATTATAACCACATCCTATATCTAATATATGTGCGTCTTTGTCTATCTTATCTAATAACTGCCAACCAGAATATTTAAACTTATCATAGTTTGGTTTCCAATTATTTCGAAAGTACGTGTCTATCGAAGGCATTAACATAATCTTTCCAATTATCTATTGGTTTCACGTTTAAAAATTTTATTAGACTATAATAGGTTTCATCGTCTTTGTCAAGTAAATTATTGATTTCTAATTGATAATTTAATTCATGTTTTGGATAATTATTTTCTATATAGTTTTTTTTCCAACAAGTTTCGTGAATACTATTATCAAATCCTTTTTTATGAGAAGACCAAATCCTATGTCTATTTAAATAATGATCTTTATATTTTGAAAAAGGACTTAATATTAAAAAAATTATTTTGTGATCTGTTTGTCTTATTACTTCATAATCAGAATAATCCCATTTAAAAACTTTATTATCTACTATCGCACCATCTTCTAACCAAGTAGCACTAACAACACTATGAAAATGAATAGTATCTTTTTTTTCTTTTTCTAATTGAAAATGAGGTTGATAAGATACAGGTTTATAACATTGTCTATACTTGTTACAGTTCGGATATGTTTCTTTAAATTCTTTAATAAAATCTTTTATATTTTTTATATTTAAAAAATCTATTTTTTTAGCTATGTAATAAATTGGAAAGGTATCAGTCTTACCACCTGTAGCATTTACATCTAGATTAATAGGTTCAAACCCATCATGTAAAGATATAAAGTATCTTAAAAAATCACCATAAGTTCCAGCAGAGTAATCTACTAAAACATGATTACCAGTCGGTGTCTTTATCTCTGATTGTAACTGGTGACCATCTTGTACCATACTCATCAACTGATTCTCCTATTTCATCTTCATTACCATCTAGTATAAAACCAAATGGTGTCATGTCTTGTTCAATTCTATCTTGATTATCAGCATACATTCTTTTTCTAACATCTTGATCTGTTAACTCTTTAAAATATCTTTGATCTGTTGCCCATGAAAACAATACTAAACACATAACCAAATCATCATTACTACCTTCCTCTGCTTGAAATTGATTACCATGAACTATGTAAGTTGATAATTCATTGATAATATCAAAATCATCTACGAGTAGTTTATCTGTTTCAATAAGTTGTTTCATATTTGAACAACCAATTTTTTTAACTGCCTTTGTTGTTCTTACACCTAATGAAGCTTTACCTCCACTAAATCCACCACCCATAACTTGTCCAGCACGTCCACGCATATAACACATAATTATATTATCATATTCTAAATCAAAATGCAAATTATTTGATACTTGTTCCCCAATATCATTTACTTCAACTAAAACATATGCATTGTTATATGCTTTAGCAACATGATGTATTTTGTGTGGAAATAACAAAGGTTTAATTTCATTATCTTTAAATGATGCAACTACTTTATATGGAATACTTGTTACATCAAATACTACAAATGCTGATGCATCGTTTTTTGTTCCACGTGCAACGTCAGCCGTAATTATATAATTGTGATCTTTAATAGGATTTTCATAAACATTTAATCCCTCATTTTTTACAATAGGTTCTTTGTAAGATAGTGTTCTAAGTTTAGATGCATTGATAAGTGTATTAGTTGAACCTAAAAACTCACACTCAAACTCTGTGGCAAATTGTTGTTCGCTTGTGTTTGCGATAGTTTCTTTTTTCCATTTCTCATCTCTGCCTGGTACCTCTGACCAATGTACTTCAATAGGTATATAATTATTTCTTTTATATTGTGCATCATTCCATAACTTATAAAACATGTTCATACCATGTGGTGTAGATACAATTACAACCTTTGTAGTTTTACCAGAAGAGATTGTAGGATATACTGAACTAAAGAACTGTTCGGCCACTGTAGAGGGTACATAGGCAAACTCGTCTAGGAATATGATATTATAACTTCCACCCCGTACAGCACTCGCTGAAGTCGAGGAAGCGAGTATTTTAGAGCCATTCTCTAATTCTAAACTTCCTTTGTTCCATGACATTACTCCTTGTTGTAACCACTTGGGTAAGTTTTCATATGCAAGTTGTAATCTACCTAATAAGTCTCTTGCAGTTGCAGCTTTGTTGGCAAGGATTGCTATATTAACACTTGGATTAAACAACGCATAGTGTAATAGATACGAAACCATGATTGTTGATTTACCTGATTGTCTAGGTAGTTTACAAATAGTAAATCTGTTTTTATGAAACGTACCTATCATTTCTTTTTGAAAAGTATAAGGTTTAAACTTGACAAGACCTTCATCAAGTGATATAATCTTTATGTAAGTAGTGATAAAGTATAGAGGGTCATCCATACACTTTTGGTATTCTAAAACTTGTTCCTCAGTCCAATCTAACTGAGTGTTTGCTTTTTTAAGATTAGGATTCCCTAGATAACTTTCCATTTATATAATACTTTCTTTGTCTATTTAAACTTAACCTTCTGGTAGAACATTTTGTTTTACATAGTTCTGGTACATCGCCGTTTGTAATTTTATCAAAGAAGTTAATCCATGATTTACTGTTTACAATATCTTTTATCTTATTAGTATTTAGATTGTTACTTTCATCTAATAATGGTTCAAATCTTTTGTCTATATTATCTTTGTATTGAACATGAGCATCTACCCAACAACATGGTAAAACTTGTTTGTTCGTTGCCACAAAAGGTAATCTTTCTTGCGTCATGTAAAGATCGTTAGTTTGTGTTAAACACTTAGGTCTAAACTCTTCTTGGTCTTCTTCAACATCAAAAGTATTTGTTGGTTTTAAAAACTCTGTATATCTAGCAGAATAATTTATTTCTAGATCAACTCCAATATCTTTTGACATTTGTATTGCTTCGTCTATCTTATCCTCATTGTATTTAAAAACTATGTATTGCCAAATACATTTCATACCCATTTTACTAGCAGTCTTCATCACTTCATATAAATGTTCACCATCTTGATTTACTCTATGGGCAAAACTTTGATAAGGTAAACCATCTATACCAAAACGCCATTCTGCTTTTGGATGAGCCTTAAATGCTTCCTCGTACCAATCCATAGATTTTTGAGAAGCTGCATTACTAATAGATACATGAACATCTTTAGCATGAGCAATATATAACATCTGAATAAAATTAGGATTGAAAACGGGGTCACCATAAGTTCCATTAAGAGTTAATGATGAAAAGTAATCTGTTAAGTCTTCCCACTCTTCAATAGTTAAATCGCCGCCAGGTATGTCATTAGATTTATATTTAAAGTTACCTCTAGCACATGTAGGACATTGCAAGGTACACTTGTTTGTTATATCTAAATCGCCACCTCTATTTTGAAATCCATTATTTTTATAATCAATCATCCTTTTTCTTTTTTAACATTTTTTGAAGTTCTGCTGTTGAACCTACAAACAATGCGTTAGTAACATTCTTAGGTGCTTTGTTAGGTACATCTTTTAATTTTTTCATCTTCTCTTGTAGATCACCAAGTTTTTCTGTTACCTCAGAAACTTGTTTAATTAAATTACCAGCAACCTCATATGCTCTTGGATGATCTGATTGTTGAGCAATATCTAATATTCCTTGTATTGCGTCTTGTCCTCTTTCAACTAAATTATAAAAGTTTTCTCTTTGGTATTTGTAATCAGAATCAATATCTTCATGTTCCTTTGGTCTAGGAATAACTGTCTTAGGTTCTGATTTAATAATTTCTTTATCTTTGATACCTAATGCATCATTAATAATTTCGTCAACTTTATCTGTCATGTTTTTATCTCATTCATAAGAGTTCTCGTACTTGTTTTTCCCCCACGAATACCACACTTTAATTTACATATATCAGGTGCGTTCTCTGGGTTTTCTTTTAGCATTCTATGAAACTCAACCCATTCTTTTGAGTTTACTACATCTTCAACTTTCTTTATATTACTTATATGAAACTTATCTTGCGTTAGTTGAGATTGTGATAAATGATAGTTATCTGGTTCCCAAAACCAACAACATGGTAACAATCTACCCATGTAATCCCAACCGTACTCTTTACCCTCTAAACATTGTGGTTTAAAATCATTTCTTTTTTGTTTTTCTGTATATGATACTTCTGGTTTTAGATGTTTGGTATTATCATTATCATCATCAAATCTAGATGACTCTATGTGTAAAAACTCCATGCCATTTTTCTTTGCCATATCATAAGCTTTATATTGGTCATCCTCATTGTATTCAAAAACAATATACTGCCATGTAGTTTTTATATTCATAGATACAGCGAGTTGCATCATTTGCCATATTTTTTCACCATCTTGATTGATACGATACTTATGACTATCTTTTGGAAATCCGTCTAAACCAAATATCCAACTTGCTTTAGGATTTGCTTCAAAAGCTTTAACATACCATTCTCTAGGTCTATGTGATGCAGCTGATGATACTTGAACTTTTATATTTTTTTCATAACACATTTTAAGCATGTCAATAAAATAAGGATTAAATGTTGGGTCTGATATTTGTCCACAAAATAATATAGTCTCATAATAATTTGCAATCTTTTCAAAGTCTTCTAAAGACAAATCGTTTTTAGGAATTTTTTTATTATTTTTTTTATACCAAAGTCTATCACACCCACTACATGCAAGTGTGCAACGAGAAGTTATATCTAGGTTAATGGTCTTCGATCTGTACATAATATAAAAAAGTTATTTAATGATTAATCTTCTTTTGCGTCTTCAAAAAAAGATGTTGTTTCACTAAATCCAAAATCATCATCAGCATCAGCAGTAGCTGGTCTAGGTGTAACAGTATATCTTTGTTCCCTAGTTGGTGACTTATCTGGTAAGTCTGTAAATTGATCTACTTGTACTTGTTTGATAACTTTGCTATCTGTTACTGGTCCATATAGATAGAATTTAGAAGTAAAAGATAAAGTATAAACAATTGCTCTTCTTTCTTCAAAATTACCTCTATAACTATCTTCGTAATTAATAGAATTTAAAACAATAGGTATATCTCTCTTAATACCCATATCTGCCATATCATTAATTGTTACCGTATAGTCTGGTTGGAAGTATGGTAATATCTGTTCTATAATTTGTAACGCATCATCTGATTGTTTTGCCATGATAAACAATTCAAAATCTAAGTTATATGGTACTGGCATAAACTGACTTTCTAATTTGTTAGTAGTACCAGTTTTTACTTTTTTAAATTTTTGAACTCTGTTTAGTTTTCTTGCAGTATCATATGCCATGTTTTGAATTTCAAAACCAATACGAGGCAAAGTGATTGCTACTTTACTTGTCAGATCAGCATCTTGATCTAGTCTTGCTAAAAATTTTTGTTTCGGTCCATACGCTAGAGGAACTTTCATTTTTTGAATGATTGTGCCATTATTGTCTTTTCTAACTATATTGATATTATTAAATATCGTACCAAATGAGACAACCATCTTTCTGATTGTTTCGTGATAAAATTGTGTTCCTAACATTAACTACTTTCCCCAGCATCACCGAAAGGATTTCTTTCAGAGAAGTCTAGTAT